CAACATTGCGTCTTCCATAAGAGTCAATTGTTTCCAAATCTTTCTTGCAGCTTCTATCATTGATTTACCATAAGGTAAAAAGTTAGAATCAGTTAACATTCTGAAGTGTGCTACTTCATAATTCTTTAATGTGTTTTGATTCTTATTATATGAAGTTGTCTTATTACCATCATCCACATTAAAAGTAACCTCATGTGGTAAATCTGGATTCACACCTTCTTCTCTTGAAACTGCATATGGGGACATTGGTTCCACACCTACAACACCGTACTTTTCTGCAATATCTAATTTTAAGAAAAAGTCACCATACTTGTTCATACTACGAATCCATGGCCAGAGATTAAACTCAATATTGATTACATCATAAAATAAGTTGTGTAAAACTTCACGAACTTGTTCATTATCAGAACGGATATCAAGAATGTCACCATTTTCATTCTTCATTGTGGATTCATCAGAGTAAATATCAAGTGCAGATGCTAAGATTGGGTCTAAATCCATTGCTTCGTAATCAGAAAATAGTTCAAGTCTACCTGCGTTGTAGACTGGATTCTGTCTATAACCACCTACATTATTTGGCATATGCATGCCAGAATATCTTGCTGCTAAGTAGTTGGTTGCTAAATTACCACTTGATTGGATTCTGTCTGTATCTGCTATTTTCAAACGATTACCACCAACATTCCTAACGATTATGTTGGATGAAAATAGTCTACGAAGACGACCAAATAGTGTTGTGTCTGCCATAAATTTCCTCTTAAGTTAACCTAAAATCTTGTATATAATAAATAGTTAGATACATCACAAAGACCTCATTTAATTCTTATCCAGTAACCATTCAATTGATTCATCCTCTGTACCAACTTTCATCTGCCAAGGATTTCTCTGACCAAATGGATTATCTTGACTAAACCCTTGACCAAAACTTGAGTTACTTCCAATACCACCAAGTGCTAACTTGGTCATTTCCATACCCTCTTGTCTTAGTCTTAGTGCTGTATCTCTTACCCACATCCCAATACAAAATGCCATTGTAAGGTCATCGTTGTATCCGTTTGCTGCCTCTGCTCTTGAACCATTCCAAATAAAAACAAATAGTTCATCTAATAATCTTTGTGAATGTATAATAGGTGCTTTCTCTCTAAAGTAACTTTCCAGTTTTGATATAATCATAGGTCTTGTTTTTGCAGTTGTTGAAAAACCTGGAACCATTTTATCTTTTCCTTTTAAATCATATCCTTGAGATAATTGCACTTGTGTATCTACA